ATGACGAAGAAAAAAGCACATAAACCTGGTTCAGCGACCATCGCGCTTAACAAGCGCGCCCGTCACGAATACTTTATCGAAGAAGAGTTCGAAGCGGGACTTGCCCTGCAAGGCTGGGAGGTTAAATCCCTGCGCGCAGGAAAAGCCAATATCAGCGACAGCTACGTCCTTCTGCGTGACGGAGAGGCATTTCTGTTTGGCGCTAACATCACGCCAATGGCCGTGGCCTCCACGCATGTGGTGTGCGATCCTACCCGTACCCGCAAGTTACTTCTCAACCAGCGCGAACTGGACTCATTGTACGGTCGCGTCAATCGAGAAGGCTATACCGTAGTGGCGCTCTCCCTGTACTGGAAAAATGCCTGGTGCAAAGTGAAAATCGGCGTCGCCAAAGGTAAAAAACAGCACGATAAACGTTCAGATATCAAAGAACGCGAATGGCAGGTGGATAAAGCACGTATCATGAAAAACGCCCACCGTTAAACCTGCACTCCAATTATTGACCAGTTCCTCACCGCGCCTCCCTCTCCGGCGGCGCGAATGAACATCTTATTGGCTATCACATCCGACACAAATGTTGCCATCCCATTGCTTAATCGAATAAAAATCAGGCTACATGGGTGCTAAATCTTTAACGATAACGCCATTGAGGCTGGTCATGGCGCTCATAAATCTGGTATACTTACCTTTACACATTGGGGCTGATTCTGGATTCGACGGGATTTGCGAAACCCAAGGTGCATGCCGAGGGGCGGTTGGCCTCGTAAAAAGCCGCAAAAAATAGTCGCAAACGACGAAAACTACGCTTTAGCAGCTTAATAACCTGCTTAGAGCCCTCTCTCCCTAGCCTCCGCTCTTAGGACGGGGATCAAGAGAGGTCAAACCCAAAAGAGATCGCGTGGAAGCCCTGCCTGGGGTTGAAGCGTTAAAACTTAATCAGGCTAGTTTGTTAGTGGCGTGTCCGTCCGCAGCTGGCAAGCGAATGTAAAGACTGACTAAGCATGTAGTACCGAGGATGTAGGAATTTCGGACGCGGGTTCAACTCCCGCCAGCTCCACCACTTTTGATAGGACTGCAATCGGACAGCGGCAATAAAAACAGCCACTTACGGACTCTGACCAGACAGAGCGCAGACCGAGAAAAGACAAAAAAATGCACGTAAAATGCACGTGCACTTTAAAAGAACCCCAGATCTCACGGTCTGGTTTTTTTCTGTTTGTAACTAATGGTAACAAAAACACATCACCTCTTGGCGTTCCTTCTCCTTGATACTGTTTATCCATACAGTTAAAAATAACACTGTATACAAACACAGTATAGAGAGATTTTTATGCGTATTGAAATTTGCATAGCCAAAGAAAAAATCAGCAAAATGCCAAAAGGATCTGTTCCTGCCCTACAGCAAGAAATGCTGTGACGTGCCAGTAAACGTTATGACGATGTAGAAGTGATCATCAAATCCACCAGCAACGATGGCCTTTCAGTTACTCTCACCGCCGATAAAGATTCTGCAAAAACTTTTGTTCAGGAGACGCTGAAAGATACCTGGGAGTCTGCTGACGAGTGGTTTGTTCGCTAATTAACGAGTAAAATCAGTAACGGCTGGAAATCATTCAATACTCACACTATCTAAAAGTTCACCAGCCAACAGCGGTAAGTTCTTTCATACGACGTGCCGCGGATCCTATTATTCTAGTATGAAATCCCTAACCGATTTCAAATTCTCCAGACTGCTCAGATTCTCTTTTATCCCACGCTGGCGCTGATAAATCTAGTCATTGCAATCGACCTGCGCTATCGCTGCCGCAGTTCTTCCAGTTTCTGCATCGATAACTCCATCTTCTGAATAAGAAGGCAACAGAAATAGATAATTAGTGCTTTATATTCAAAAGGTTAATAGCAAATTTGGCATGCTTTTTACTGTCTAGTAAACAGCATGCCTCTATCCATAAAATCAAACAGTTGCAATCTAATTTTGGAGAACGTTTTTTCTTCTCCCTTTTAGCAAATCGCTATAAAAAACAACAAATGGTATAAAAATGAGCAATCCTAATCCATGCATGACGGACTGGAGAAAGTATTCGCAAAAGTTAAAATCAACAGTCTGTTGATTTTGAGATATAACTCTCTTTTCTAATATTGACACCTTGGCTTTGCTGGTTGCTAAAATTAGCTTGTTGATTAGCAGTATGGATAGAACTTACACTGTTATTTACTTCTAAAAATGGAATTTATCAATGCTTCCTACATCGCAATTACGACCGTCCGGGACATTCTACTCCAATTCCGCAGAAACATCAGCAGGCATCAAAAGCGAAATCACACCAACTCAGATAGAAGAAGCGCGGGCCATTGGTCGTTTATATATCAAAGATTGTGATATTGAGTATCTGCCACAGTTACCAAACGAAATAACATCAGTTACAATCGAAAATTGCAATAACCTGACCACCCTTACAGGATTACCGGTTAATACACAAAACCTGTCCGTCATTAACTGTGAAAAATTACAAATCACAGACATACCATCGACAGTAAAAAATCTACATATTGAATTAACTGATTCACCATTTATACACATCATATCTGAAGGCATCGAATGCCTGACGGTTTGCCACTGCCATATATCTGGAGTGCCAGAGAGTGTCCGTCATCTTGAGATCAGAGGTTACGCCACAGACGGCATAAAAAATGTTCCAAACGGGTTATTATCTCTCAGCATCAATCGCTACACCCCAGAAAATCAGGCCAGAATTGACAGCCTGATATCACCGTCACTACAGACGCTATCTCTGACTGGATGTAGCAATATTATACTGCCGGAGAAACTCCCGGAGAGTCTGAGATCTGTAACCATTCATGTGGAGCAGAAAACTACATGGAACATCGTAGCTGAAGGGGTTCCTGATGGACTGGATCTTGATTTACAAAATGTACTACTCTCTCCGAATGTAATTAAAGAAAAAAACATCACTTTTCAGGGCAACGCACTGGATGCTGCCTTGCATTTTCGTCCGGGAGACATTGTCTATGGGCTATCCTCTCCCAGAGAAAAACTTGTCAACAGCATCAAACTGGTTAACGACTTTTCCAAAAAAGATATCGTAATTCAGAATACATTAACAAACGCAGTATGGGACACCAGAACCCCCCGTAAATATAAGCAAGACTCGCTTATCAAAAGAGCATTAAATGAACATGAAAGAGGAACAAAATTTAAACAGTGCTTAAAAAATCACAATAATTATAATGTCATCATGGCCGACCTTTCCATATACAATCGAGACAAGTTATGGGCAAAAACAAGCAAGGCAGGCCTAGAGTTTCAAACATTAATTCGCAACAGAACGGTTATGTTTTGTGCGGATGGGCTTGTCAATTCACTCAAACTCATAGCTAACAAGTCAGAGGGCTATGGTCAGAGTATTACCGCCAGCGAATTACGATGGATTTATCGTAATAAAGACAACAGCCAAATAATGAAAAACATAAAATTTTATCTGCATGGCAAAGAGATACCAGCAGAAAGAATATTAGATACACCAGAGTGGAAAGACTACCGTCCAAAATACTCCGGTTCCACATATAAATATTCTTAATGATAGCAAAAAATATATTTTCGATATAATCAATGTTATGATTAAAGAGTATTTCATCAGGGCAGGTAAAAACAGAGTAAATCAGCAAAAGAAGCTGATCTTCAGCGATACTGACACTAACTGACGGTTTAAGCGGTCGTATGAAGCAGCAGCTTTCCGACGGACTGCCATGCGGATCGTTTACCTTTTGGGCTATTCCGCCCGTCATCAAGCGGCTCACGAGTACTGAGTTTATCAGGATGATATTGCTGACAATGGTAATTCGTTGACCGATGTGTACTTCACTATATATCGGTCAACACCGTACTGCCGTGCAACATCTCAAAGATGTAGCATCGTTTTTACCAGAGGAGGCAGGACATAGATTGTAAAAAAACTATTTCGATGCATTTACCATTGAGATATTTTCCTTCATACCAAAAGTTCTATCAATTATCGCAAGTGGTTCAACAGGTGCGGTCTTATCTATAACCCAACCACTCTCTGTAACACTTCCTCGTGTGATATATTTTGCCTTTACTTTAACAACTATTAGATAATGCTCACGACTAAACCGATCAGCAACGCTAAGATCCGATGTGTATTCAGGCAATATTCTTCCAATACGTACCTGCTGTTGTGCCATATATTCATCTGGTGCTTTTACATTTGGATTTGAATCAGGAAGCCCTCCAGCAGTTTTATATTCAACGATATTTTCAGCTTGAATACCGGTTGTGCCGCGACACAATATGATGTCTGAATCGGACAGTTCTATGTGCCCCTCCTTAATTTTCGAATAAATTTGTTTAATACTATGTTCTGGAGTTGGTACTATTTCAGAAGATAAAGCAGGCAACGTGTCTTCAAGCACCGGAGAATCATCGTATATATCCAACAAATCCTCATCATACCCAATATCTCCTTCTCTTAACTGAGAATACGGTTTATCTATGTATCTAATAACTCCCCCACCATGAAGACCTTCTGATTTATAAAATGTACCATCAGCGTCACGAAAGAAATAAACATTAACCTGTTTGTTATTTATAGAATACCTACCTGAATATAATTCCGAATTTGGCTCCTTAGTTAAATCTACTGATTCCCCCTTGTAGACTATTTTATTTGGTGTCTCTGAAGATATGGGGTTAAAGGATTCTATATATCTATAAAAACCACCGCCAACTTTCTCATAATACCCATACTTAGAAGAGTTAAGATCTACTGCACTATATCTATTCCCCCCACGATCCTGTTTCATTTCTAATATTTTAGATTGTTTTTCGTTATATATAAAGTCATTACCATCAATTGACTCAATTACAGAATAGAAATTAGCATTATTACTCGGATGATAAATAATATTATCATTAATGTTTTTTTCTATATGCTTCAAAGCCTCATATTTTATCTGCAGCGAACGGCTATGTAAGTCAGAGCGAGTGCCTGGAACAAAGTCCATTCCAATACGTACAGCCCCCTGAATATAATCACAGATATTGCTAGATTCTTTTACTATAGCACTATGTAAAATGCTACTTACACCAGACAATGCATTATAACCAGGTACAGCTCCCATCGCCATATTCCAAATTGTACCTAAAAAATGTAACACAGCTCTCCCATCAGGAGAAAGAGAAGACTTATCACGATGATTTGTACTATCATTAATATCGATACTTAACTCAATCAATCCACTTAAGCCTTCTTGAATAACCTTATCAAACCCCCAAATAAACTGCTGCCCGCCATTCATATGGGATACTTCTTTTTTGAACTTTTCTATTGCCTCTTTTTGTTTATTATTCTTTTCTGATTTTGACATCCAGCGAGCAGATGATATATTATTAATTTCATGGACAAACTCAAGAATAGTATTCTGAAGCACTTTATTAACATTAAAGATAGATGATAAATCACATTTTGACACAACATTTTCCAATACATCTTTTGTTATAAAATGTTTTTTCGCCCACTCAATCTGTCTATCAACAGCTAATAAAAGCAATTCTTTAGATATTCTGGCATTCCTAGGTTTAGGATTCATACCCTCAGTTATACCATACTTTTTTATTATATTTTCCGCTATTCTATTAACATCATCATGTTTAATTCCCTGTCGTATATTTAAAGAATATCGAAGAATATCTCTAATAAGATCATATCTGGCATTAAGAACATCCTTTTTAAGCAAACAATTAGTCAATCCTTTCTTTATAATATTATGGATAACTAATTCAGATATTTTAATGCTTTTTTTCATCTCATTATTGGAAATAACTCTCATTTTTTTGCTTTTTCTATATACGTTCATTGCATCCAGTACAATATCAAAACTTTCCCTCCCGTAAAGAGTATCTACTCCCAAAGAGATGTCATTTTTATGATAATGATATAAAACATCACCATAATGTATTTCTTGTAATGGTCTAGAGTTTATTGCAATAGCAGCATTTAATGACTCATGATAATTTTTGTAACCCGCATCATATATTACTAATGGGTGTGCCAATATATCTCTAGCCAATGTTTTAAAAATATCATATTGATTAAATAATCGCTCCTTTATAAAAACTTCAAATGGGGTATGAGAATTTTTACCAGTTCTAATGAAATACTCTTTAATCAAAACATTGATCTATCAAAAATATATCTTTTTATTATTTCTTTATCTTTTGCACTTATTTTATTTCCATTTTGGGTAAAATCTATTATTTTCCAAAAGCTCCATCATGTTGGTTATTATGTTTTCCGTTAAAAAATATAGATGGTCCATTCCCCGTTAAAATTTCCGGAAGAATATCACCACTCAGCCCCCCCATCATAAAAGGGGAGAAACCAGAAGCCTTATGTTCCTCAGGATATGGATGGCCTACTGGCAATGCTCTCGGCAATCGAATCCTTGACTCATTATTTATTGTTGGAGAAAAGGTTTGAACATTTCTGGCTGTCACCGCTCCTGATGACATAAACAAATATGTCGTCAATATATTTTTTATGCTCCTTGTCCAATTATTCATAATTTTATGTTCAAATATCTTTTCTTCGGATAATAAATTATATACCTCCAATTGAACTTTGCTTCCTTTATCGATTACTTGCTCTATATCATCTGCAATATAGTTATATGAATTCAACTTTACAGACTTATCAAAAGAGAAATTGTTAAAAATTTCATTATTGTATGATTTTCTATTGCTATCCAACTCTTTATTTATTATGCTCGTGTATAAGTCTATCGATGTTTGTTCTTGTATGTCATTATGTAATATATGCTGCAGAAAAAGATTAATAGCAAACTCTTCATTTCCCCGATAAGTTTCTCCATTATATTTTGCATCAATAAAATTTAAATTATGGTCAATTGGAATTAGTATTTTTGGGGGGGCATCATTTTCCATCTCATAGTTATAAGCATATGCTGGTAAAATCTTACATTTTAGAAAGCCATAATCACTTAAGTTTATTTCCTTCACATAATAATTAATGATTCTTCGGAAAGTTAAGCTTTTCTCATATAAATTATTTAACATACTTCTAATTTTAGAATCAAGATCATCATTAGATGAATAGAAAAAGTTATCATAAATGTTAATGGTGTCATTTTTTTCATCTTTAGCTCTTTTGTCAAAGTCAATATGAGATTGTGTTATTTTATAAAATTGTTCTTCAAATACAGGGTCATTTGTATGTCTGATTAAATGTTTAATATAATTCATTGTGTCCCATGATTTTATAGTTGAGAATGAACCATGAGTACGACTTGTTGGCAGTATATAGTTTGTTATTTTCATTAAAATTCCACTTCCTCTTATAACGCACTATTCAATGAATAAAAGCCAGTTGAGAGTCTTTTCAAAACAATCATTAATTACGCCATATTACTATAGTAACAAAAACATATTAATCTGAATATCAATTCATAAAATATGATTCTCCACGATTTGCCCAGAAATAACGAACATAATTTTCGTTGTAATTAAAATCATATTTCATCTATAGTGACCATTCACAGCAAAACAAAATCAATTATCACATTCAAAAAAAATACTGACAACAAAGATACTCTTCAGACAAAGTTGTCATATGTAAATTTTCCCTTAAAACGTTGCTCAAAAAAAATATAAAAATCATATGCCCTAATCAACATCCTCAAGCACTACGATATATGCAGTATCCTATTCATATATTACCACCATATCAGACAAATCGAATCACAACGAGTTCTATCGTACTCTTTCATCTTCGACACTGTAAATTTTAAGAACATTCGGCTCATGCCACTAAACCAAGACATAATAACAACGGAGCAATAAATGTTCCCACTGAACATGTGCAAACCTAAAAAGACAGTGTTACAATAATATTCATCCATGGTCTCTAAATCAACGCCACGCAACAGGATAATACAATGAAAATATTTCAGGAAAAGATTCTTTTGCATGCTCCGTTAGCATATCAGTCAGCACAGCGGTACAAGTAAAAACATTATTTCTTCCTTGTAGCCTGTCTAAAATATCATTGTAATAATAAACTGAGCCAAATACCTGAGGATCTGTTTTATAAGCTTGTTCAATCAATCCATTTGCATATCTCCGTAGAATCTCAGGAGAATCATACTCTGTACCAAACATATCACTCGATGAGTATTTACAGAAAACCCCCCCTAAACAAAATAATATTTCAGCCTGTTTTCTTAGTGGCATATCTTTCAATACATGGCTCCCCATAATCATATCTACATGCTGAGCGTTCAGTTCCCAACCATCAAGAAAGGGATTCCAGACACAGGCAAGTTTCCTTTGCTGATCATCAGCAATCATTTTATAATCTGATTTATTGGAATTAAGTGCCTCAATAAATCTCTCTTTGAGTTCATTATCAGAAATGAGTATATCCAGAATACCAGAAACGAAATTCTGGGAAAAAGCTTTATGATAAGGAATACTGAAAATTGGAAATGATTCAGAAAAAAGATTGCTCAATGAATACCCAAATGTATTTTGAACTTCTCCATCCTTATATAAAAAAAGGACATCCAGTTAGTTGATGTATTAGGAGATAACATATCAACCATATGACTCAAAGAACACATCATTGCCATACCATCATCCTGTGATGATAACAAAACCCAGTTATAAGCCAAATCGGAATCATCATCCCAGTCAGGCTTCCCAGAGCCATCGCACAATCCAAAATCACTCTGCTGTGTGACAGGATAAACTTTTTCATTTTTTAAATATACTTCATAGAGTTCCCTAAATCGTTCCTGCATTCCATCACGCCGTGAACCATTCATTACAATTTGTATAAAGGAACTATTATAAGATACCATCGCACCTGGATGTCGCTCAAAATACATCCCTGCCTGCAATAAACTACCATTCTCCATATACATCATTATTGAATTATTAAACCAAGACATTATAGTATCAAAAAAGTCATCACATATAGGCTCGAGCCATTGCTGTATATTTGCGTTGTTCAAATAAGGATGAATACTAAATGAATCAGCCAAAGACATCTTAACATAGGGCCGGAACGCCGCTAATTCGTCAAGAGATATTTTTTTGATAAGTTCTTCAGCGGCCCTTACTTTATCATGGTTATACTTATCATCAGATGTATTCATAGTCAATAAAATTGATTTATTTGATTTTGTATAGTTATCCAACACAGATAATATATTTTCCTGTATGTCAGATAGATCTATGTAACACCCTCCTAGATTAATGGTATTACTTTTTTCACTAAAGAGCTCCTTTACATCACCTAAGATAGCACCACTTAAAACCATTCCAGGAATTATAATAGCTCCTGTTAAATCAGCCTCGTTCAAAATTGGAGGATATTGTATATATGAAGATCCTTTAAATGATGCATTTTTAAGATTGGAATTGCTGAAATTAGAGTTTTCAAACAAAGCCCTAATAATACAATTAGATAAATTAGCATAACAAAAATTACATTCATTCAAAATCGAGTTTTTAAAAGAACAGTTTTCCAATACAGCCTGAGACAAATCACTCATCCTGAGATCTGTATCATCAAGCACTGCTCCAGAAAAATTTACTGATGATAAATTCAGCCCTACAAGACTTAGACCTGACAAGTCACATCCAGAGTAATTCAATTCTTCAGCAGACTCTTCACCCGTTCGGTTAGCCGACAACCAAATTAAGTCAGCAGTAAGCTCAGCTTTGCTCAGGCAGGCACGGCCTTGACTGACATCATATGCAAGGAATTGACATTGCGATTCATTTAATGAATTACAGCCATTTAAATATACGGAATTTCTGAGTGCCTCAGGAAAGGAACCTTCTATATGTTTCAAAGAACTACAATGGCATAAAGATAAATTAATGACATTTTCAGGTATGCTGCAATTTATAACCTCTAATGATGAGCATCCAACCATACTTAATGAAGATAAGTTGGGGGGTAAGCAGTTTATTGATTTAAGCTCTGTACATCCATTCAAAACCAGTTCTTTCAGAGAACCTGGAAGCAAGTCTGGTAATGTTGTTATTGGCTCACTGATTGATAAAGTCTCTCCATTAGTACTTATAACATCAAGTATTTTTGATGCAACCTCATGACGATTTTCGCTAAATTCTCCCTCAGCGCACCACTTTTCGAGGGCAACTTCAACATCCTCGTTAGATGGTGAATCTACAGGACTTTCAAAAGATATTACTCCAGAATTTACAGAGATATTTGTAGTGGGCAGCATTTATCTCACTCCTTTTTACTTAGTCCACTAAAGTAAAATTAGAAAACACAACTGCCGGGACAACTTTCTGTCCCTGTACCCACAAATAAGATGTCAGATTTATCGGCATTAATTTAACTCCCTATTGAATTATCTCCTCTTTTTTATCTAACAAATATTCCCCGGACATGACAACAAAAACCGGAGCCGGACTCCGGTTTTGTGAAGCTGTCGGGTTACTTCATCCCGCCAATATTTTCCCACGTCCCGTCAGCACGCAGGATTTGCAGCGGTCTTACCACGCACTGTATCTGCTTTTTATCCGCATCCAGTATCACCACCTGCGTGATTACCCTGTCCTGCTCCGGGATAATGCCATTCTCATCTGACTCCAGGATGTCTGCCGGCCCCAGTCGCAGCTGTGCTGTAAGTAACTCCCCGTTTTCACGGTCATCATGCTTTCCGCAACCGCACAGACGCTGCATAAGTTTTTTTAGTATATTCATGTCATTCTCCTGTTCTGCCTGTATCACTGCCCACTTCATCCAGCCCCTTGACATCCTGCCACGGCCCGTCGCCAAATCTGACCTGCAAATGCTGAAAAAAACCCTGAACCCGTGTGGCATCTTTGGGGTCAAGAAAGGTCAGTCCGGTGATGAGTGCGCCATCTGTATCCGGGAACCAGCCATTGCTGTTTGTCTCAATAATGCTCGCCGGCCCCAGACGAAAACGGATTTGTGTCTCCCCCGGGTCGCCCTTCGGTCCCTGAGGTCCGGTTGCCCCCACCGGGCCAGCCGCACCTGTTTCTCCTTTCGGTCCCTGTGGGCCTGCCGGGCCTGCCGCACCGGTATCTCCCTTTGGACCCTGTGGACCTGCATTTCCCGTCAGACCGGTCTCTCCCCGCTCTCCCCTGTCACCTTTCGGCCCCTGCGGGCCTGCCGGACCAGCATCACCTGCCGGTCCCCGTTCACCGGTTGCCCCGACAGGGCCGGTGTCACCGCGCTCTCCCTTATCACCCTTCGGCCCCTGAGGACCCGCGGGCCCCTGTTCCCCCTTTGGCCCGGGAGGTCCCACCACGGTGGGGATTCGGTTTACGGCCTCTTCCGCCGCTATCCTGCTTTGTTCCGCTGACTGTGCGCTTTCTGCTGACTCCCGGGCTTTTTCTGTTGCGGTCGTTGCATCCCTGGCTGCATTACCGGCTGCACTTTCTGCCGTCTTTCTTGACAATTCAGCTTCTGCTGCACTTTGTGATGACTCACTGGCTTTTTTGAGCGGCCGCAGAAGCCGAGGACGAGGACGCATCCTCTGACTGCTTTGCTGAGGCTGCACTTTCTGCCGCCTGCCGGGCTGACTCCGATGCCTCCCCTGCTGAAGTGTCAGCATTTGCAGCGCTCTCTTCTGCCTGACTGGCTGATATGCCGGCATTCCTCGCTGACGTCTCCGCCTCTCCGGCATTCTTCTTCGCCTCCTCAGCGTGACGCGCCACCTCTTCCACCATCAGTTCAAAACGGCGCAGTGCCTCCGGCCGGACGTCATCCTCCGACATGGGCACCGAGAAAATCATTCAGCGTCCCCGGTTGAGAATCTTCATACACGGTGATGGTCCCGGCATGTGACGGCGGGAATCCTTCCACCAACAGAATGACGCTGTACTGACCGTACTCAACGTCCATGCTGTAACGCCCGGCTTCATCCGGATTTTTCAGAGGCCACCGTGTTCACCACCACCGTGCTGCTGGTCCGTCTGGCTTTCAGTTGAATGGTACAGTTCTCTACCGGTTTTCCTGTGCCGTCTTTCAGTACACCTGAAATCTTTACTGCCATATTCACCCCACAAAAAAAGCCCGCCTGAACCGGCGGGCTGTCATAACACTGTGTTACCTGGCTAATCAGAATTTATAGCCGATACCCACGATGAAGCCGTCAGTGCGCCAGTCGCCACTGGCGGAACCTTCATAAGCAAGGTCAATAACCACCGTCTCTACGGGACTGAACTGAATCCCGGCATTCCAGGCCGGCGACAGATGACGCGCAGTATGGCCATCACTGGCGGTGGTGGTCTCCTTCACATACCCCGGTTCACTTCATCACGCCGGTAATCCTGAACACTGTCAGACCAGCGGGTGTACGCCATCCCGGCCATGCCATAGAGACTGACCCGCTCACTGAGCTGCCAGACAGGGCCGGCCATCAGACTGACATAACGACCGCGCAGGCTTTCATAATGGAAGGTATTTTCACCCGTCTTCATCGTGTCACTTTTCTTCACCGATGCATAACTCAGCGCGACAATGCCGCCCAGGTGATCCGTGAACTCATAACGGTATTTCACATTAATCCCTTTTAAATCACCTGCACGCGCACCGGTACCGGACAATGCCGGTACGCCGCCCGGGTGAACCTGAGCATATCCCACGGAAAATGCACCGTGTCCGCTTTCAGCCTGTGCAGGAAAGGCAATTCCTGCCAGCAGGGTAGTAAACAATAATATCGTTGCGTATAAATGCCGCATGATTACCTCTTGTTTTCAGTCAATAAAAAAGGCACCTCCTGAGGTGCCCGTCCGGGTTAATAAACCGTCAGCTGATACTGATCCCTGCCGTGGATTTTTTCATGACCACAACCAGTAAATCACTGATGTACGTTGTCGGCGTCCAGTTGTTCGCACCGGCCGACGACACATTAAACGTCAGGGTGACATGACCCCGCCCTGCCGGCATATCTATCACCGATGAGAACACCCGGCTGACATCCGTTGCCGGTTCATGGAAAATCTCAACCCCGTTCTTCAGCACCTGCAGCTTACAGGTGGAATACCAGTACGACTGCTGATTCGGGCTGTTGAAATTCTGGTGTTTCGTCCCGCGAAACAGCACCGGGGGAATGATAATCTGCCGGTCGAAGCCCTGGTCATCGTAAACTGTGACGGTTACCGTCCCGCTGGCATAACTGTTATTCCGGGGAAAGGCTTTCCCCACCGTCTTCACCAGGTCGCCTTCAATCTGGTTTGCAGACAGTTTCCCTCTGATGACACAGTTCTCGTTAATGGTGACATTATTGAGCGTGCCGGTATTCGCGGTAATTGCTCCGCTGATATCCGCGTTCCTGGCTGTCAGCTTCCCTTCCGGCGTCAGGGAAAACGTCGGGGGGTTGCCGGATGACGTGATACTCACCGCAAACAGTCGTTTCAGGAACACGTCGTTCATGAACAGCTGATTCCCCTGCGCCACAAATAACGGCGTGCTGTTGCCGCTCTCCGGATTTATCATCGCGATACGGTCAGCCAGCAGCAGTATGTTGCTCAGTGACTGGCCATCAGTATCCTCAATCCCCGCTCCAATCCCGGCAACATAGGGTATGCCATTTTTGTTTTCTGTACCTTCAGCATGTAAAGTGCAGCAAGGTCATCATTTGTGTCCTTCTGCACGCGCTGTATCTGCTGTATGGTGGCGCTCTGGTCCTCCAGCGTTTTACTGACCGTCTGTGTGATTTCATTGCGGGTTTCGGTGATGGTGGTCTTCATCTCCGCCATCTCATCCGCAAGCTGGCTGTTGTCTATCAGCTCCCACAGCCCCTGAGCCAGATGCAGTTTTCCTATTTTTTCCCGGAAAAATTCCAGATACCCTTCACCATCATTGCTGGGCTGCCCGCTGACTTCCACAAACGCAGATTTCCCCACCAGGTTGACGCTGCGCACGTAAAACCAGAAATCCTCCCCGGGCTTAATGTGCGGGCCGGATACACTCCACTGACTGCCGGTCCCCAGATAACGGGCAGAGGTTTCCACCTGAGATATGTCTGCGATTTTTGTCTCCGAAAACCAGAACTCAAACTGTACCGTCGGGTCATACACCGCAAGACGCGGGACCGCTGTTATCTGAAAATAGCCCGGTGTCAGCTCAATCGTGGCGGGTACCGCAGGTGCATTAATCCTGAACGTGGTGGTGGCCGGTTCGCCCTGCTGGCCATAACTGTTAATTGCCCTGACTGTCAGGGTGTATTCCCCGGGCGGCAGACCACTGAAACGGTGCTCTGTATCCGCAGTGATGGCGGTGGTCACCAGACGGCTGTCTTCTCCGCTTCCGCTGGTCAGGCGCAGACTGAAGCGCACACCCTTCACCACCCGCGGCGTGTCCCATTTCGCCTGTGCCAGATACTGACCGTCAGCCGCGCTCACCTCCACCGTCAGGTGCTGTACTGCCGGCGGGATGACGCTGTTCAGCGAACCGGACAGTGGCTCAAAGCTGGCCCCGTTATCCACAATGGCTTCTTTTTCCGGCACATGCTGCACTGCCGTGATGGCAAAGGTACCGTCCGTGTTTTCCCGGATGGAAACACAGCGGAACAGGCGACGACGCAGTGACGGCAGGGAGAGTCCCCACACACCGTATGTCTCCACGCCATCCGGCAGGGTGCTGACCTGTATCCGGTCCGGCGCGGGGTGTGCAGTGATGGCCACGCTCACCGGCTTACCGCTGCCGTTAATCAGGTTCACCGTGGCGGCACCTGTCTCCGGCAGGGTCACCTCACGGTCCAGTGTCAGGGTGCGGCTGGCGGCATCGATGGACAGGATACGTCCGCCGGTCATGGTCCCGGCATAGTCGTTATCACAGATTTCAATAATGTCACCGGGTGTGTGACGCAGCCCCTGTGACCCGAGCGTGAAATCCACCGTCTGCGTTTCCAGCAGTCCGGTCTTTATCACCCACAGCCCGGCACGGTGGGCCTGACCGCGACTGGTGCAACCGAACGCATCCATCTTCAGCAGGTTGCGCCCGTAGCGCAGTATGGCTTCCGGGTCTTCCACCAGTTCCGTGGAGGTCTGCCAGCCGTTCTGCGGGTCGGTGTAATTCACCTCCACCGCCGTGTGGCGGTCCTTCAGGGCGCTGAAGCTGTAGCGAAACCCCACGCCGTTATCATCCACCACCACATCGCAGTTGGTGTACGGCCACACCACATCCGACGGGCGGTCCTGAACGAACGTCAGCGTCTGGCCGTTCCATACCGGCATACAGCGCATCGCCGAGCAGAAATCACTGAGAACGTCCCACGCCTTACGCTGTTGTGACAGGTACGCATTAAAGGTCATCCGCGGCTCTGTGCCCCCGAAACCATCCGGGACCGTCTGGTCGCAGTACTGCGCAATGGCATACAGCGCCCATTTGTCCACGTCTGCCGCCCCCAGACGTTTTCCCATGCCGTAGCGCGGGTGAGTCAGCATGTCCCACAGGCACCAGGCCGGGTTGTTGCTGTATGCCGGTTTCAGGCTGCCGTCCCAGATGCCGCTGTACGTGCGTTTTTCCGGGTCATAGTTTGACGGTACCTGGATGATGCGACCGCGGATATGGTAGTTCACCGTCATCTGCTGACCGCCAAACTGCTCCGCATCCACCTGCAGCCCCACAATCGCCGTGTTCGGGTAGCACTGTTTCACATCGATGATTTCGGTGTATGACGACCAGAGCGTCTTATTCTGCAGCTGGTCCGTGGTGCTGTCCGCCGTCTCCCTGACCATCCGGATGTTAAAGGGGCGGGGAGGCAGATTATCCAGAATCACCGAAGCGAGGAACTGTGAGGTGGTCTTGCCGTTAATGGTGACATCCTTTTCCGTCACCCAGTTACCGTTACGCTGCAGCTGAATCAGCAGGCGGACGGATGCCGGGTTACGGTCACCCTGTGAGGTGGTCTGCACCAGTGACTGCACCCGAAGGTGACCCGCAGGCGGTCAATGTTCGCGGACGTAATGGTGCGCGTCACCGGCTTTGCCTTCGTCACTTCCACGCCCAGTGCGGTTTCAGAGCCGGATGACTCAAAACCTTCCGGCGGTGTCTGCTCCTGCTCCCCGGCGCGCCAGACCGCTGTCACACCATGTATCACAGGATTACCGTCCGTGTCCGTCAGCGGGGTTTTGTTCACCAGAATACTCTGCAGCCCCTTCACCGGACCTTCAATCGGCCCTTCACCAATGGCGTCAATCACGCTCATCATCTGCGTGGACTTAAGATTGTCCTTTGCCTCTACCGGCGTGTGCGCCCTGCCGCCACCTTTACCCACTCTGTCCCCCTCTCCTGTCTGATGTCTGAATCTGTTTATGCCCCAAAAACGACAGGCACCCCGGAGGGTGCCTGTGTCATGACGGAATAAAATTTCTGAATTTCTTCACATTTTCTGTACGCCCCGTGGCAGATATCATTCCCGGGCGTTACAGTTTTTTCGGGCCAATAAAAACAAAACCCCCTGTGGTTAATCTTCATTTTCTGTTCCCGCAGCCTCCATACACTGCGGGATTTTTTTATGCTTTACCCCTGCCGCCCGATAACCACCACCTTCCCGCCACCACCTTCATCACGGGTAGCTGATGTCCTGGGAGATTCGCCGGGAGCCAACCAGCATTTCACCGTAAGGCACCGGCATCGGGTTCCCCTGGGCAATCATGTTGTCCAAGTGACGAAAAATACGTGTTCTGTTTACCGTTATCCGTACTTTTGTACTCCGGCGTCTTTGCCTTCGGGGCCAGCATCTGGGCCACACCGCCCAGTATCATGCTGGCCCCCAGTGAAAACAGCATCGTGGTGGCAGAAAAACCGCCGGCTGCCAGGGCTGAACCCCATAACGCCATCGTTGCGCCGGCGGTGAAGAAAGAGCCCACGATGGCTGCCGCCCCCAGCACAATCTGCAGTCCGCCTTTCCCTGCACCGGCCAGTCGCGGCACAATATGGATTGACCGTTCCCTCACCCAGTTGTTCGTGAAGGCGGGCATACACCGCCTCCGGTGCCATGTCTTCACCGGCAATACGTATCTGGTACCAGCCTTCGTTCATCTGACGGCGGAATCCCGGCATCTGCATCGACAGGGCACGGATTGGCTTCCGCTGCCGTGTTCACATACAGGCTGAGGCGGCGGCCAAATCGTTGCAAATCCCCGTGAAGGCAGATGCGTGCCAGTGGCGGTGACGCCAGACAGAATGCGTTCGTCGTTGCCATTTTTCGGAATACCTCTCCCGTTTACTCAGTTGTTCAGGCAGATGGTGAAGCAGTTCACCGTTGCCGCAGTAAATGGCGGCATGATTGGCCACCGATGCGCCAAAGCAGCACAGCAGGATATCGCCCGCCTGTGCAGAGGACAGGGGCACCCGGTAAAAGCCGGTGACCGCCATATTGTCCAGGTAAAGGTTCTGACCGTTGCGCCACCAGTCATCCTCACGCTCAAAATCCGGCATATCAATTCCCGCCAGATGGTATGCATCCCGGAACAGCGTGTAACAGTCCGTCACCCCGTGCTCAAAGCGCCGTCCTGTCAGATGTGGCACACAGCGGAATTTATGAATTTCCCCCCGGCAGACCAGCCACCAGGACAGTGCACTTTTTATCTGCAGCCGCCGGTCAGCCTCGCTCAGCCAGGGCAGCCCACCGGGATGACTGTGGACCAGTGCCACAATCTCCCCCTGCATCTCTGCCCGCAGCCAGTCTTCCGGTGCGATACGAAA